AAAAATCAATATATTTAGAGAATTTAGTTCCAATTTCATCTTTTGCAGTTTCAGTAATATGTACATAGGTATTCATGGTTGTTTTCAAATCTTCGTGACCTAGACGATGCTGCACTTGTTTTAGAGTAAGTCCAGATTCAAACAACAAACTAGCGTGTGTATGTCTGAATCCATGTATTCGTATTGGTTCGAGTTTTGATATTGAATCCCTTAATATTTGTACAAGCCATCTTCTAGGTTGTGTAGGCGAAATCCACCTACCTGAAGCTGATTCAAGAATATATTTCGTTTTTGGATATGTTTTGTGAAGGTTGTCAAGTACATTCATCGTCTCGGGGTCCAAGCTAATTAATCTGTCGCTTGACTTATTTTTTGTGGGACCAATGTGCTCACCAGCGATATCTCTTGTAATAGCTTTATTAACGTCTAGCGTTCCATTTCTATAATCTTTCCATGTCAAAGCTAGCATTTCTCCTTTTCGCAAACCAGTGAATGCTAAGAGCCTAAAAGTTGCTATTATATTAATGTCATCAGTATTATATACTAATTGCACAAACTCTTTTAGCTCGTCTTTATTATAGTAATCCTTTTTCTTGTTTATCGTTCTTTGAATTTTAGGGGCAGAGACTGGAGCTGATGGATTGGAAGTGATGTACTGGAATTTAACAGCGTGGTTTAAAATATTGCGTACAATGCCAACAATCTTCGAGCTATATTTGAGTTTAGTTGACCACTCATCAGCGTATTTCTGGATAATCAAGGGTGTCAAATCTTTTATTTGATAACTGCCAAGGGAAGGTAAAATATGATTTTCGATATTTCTTTTTGTCTTTAAATATGTGCTGCCTTGAACGGTTTTTTCATAATTATCTAGCCAGATTTTTGTTAAATCTTTAAATAATAACGTTGACTTGTCTTTTGGGTTTTCTATTTCCTGTTGTAGATTTATTAACGCTTGCTTTGCCAGCTTTTTAGATGTAAAACCACTACGCTTTATATATTTCTTCTTTCCATCAATAACACCTATATATACTCGAAAACGATAAGCAGTAGTACCGTTTTTCTTTTTATATGATTCTATTCGCATTGGTTATCATCTCCAAATTTAACTAATAAGGTATAGTAAAAGACCTTATTAAAGGTCAATTACAGTTTTACTTCACGCTCTCCTCGACCAAAATTTGAGCGTGGGGCTTTTTGTTTATCATTTATTTTAATCCGTTGCTTGATTTAGAATCAACAACTAGTACGCCATTTTTTTGAATAAAATGAATAGATACGCTTGCATAATACGAACCATCATTCAAGTCCCAACCACAATCTTTTGAAGGTACCTCAGCATCTGTTTCAATATCGTAGTCCGTGCTGTCAGATACACTATTAGGTCTTCCAACTTTTGCAACAACTTCGTCGTAAGTTGTTTGACCTTTGATCAATGAATTGAAATAAGATTCTGACCATTTAAATTTAGCGTCCGCATTTTTAACTTTTGCTCTAGAAGAAGAAGCTTCGATAGAAGAAGACTTGCTATAAGAGGATTCGTATGATTTTGATGTTTTATCGAATGATTTGCTTGCGGTATCGATCACTTTACCATACATTGATTGTGTAACTAGAACAATTATCATTGCTAAAATTGAAATAACGATACTAACATAAGTTAGTGTTTTTTTTGCGTTTTCTATTAAAAAATAACGCAAAAAATCCAATAATTAACGCAATTATAGCAATAACAAACGATCCGTTGTTAATGAATGGCATCCATGAGCTAATTAACGCAATTGCGCCAATTATAATTGCAATAATAGGCAAAACTTTCTTTTCAGATTGTTCCATAAAAATCTCCCTGCCAGCTTTTTACGTGGATCAGGTATTGCACGTTATTATTTAAATTAATTTTTTAAACTCATTGACAACCATAGCTTCGTTCGCTATTGTTTTTAATTTGTAAACTTTCATAAATCTGTAAACGTTAAAGTCTTTAACGTCGTCTAACGTGGTTCAGATATTACACATAGTTATTAATTTCCGAGATTAAGCGTTCAACTTTTTCCAGCATATTAATTCTCCCTGTAACTACCCATAACTTCGCCAATAATCCTAAAATCACTATCTCTATCGATTTGGATATCACTATATTTATCGTTTAGACTATGTAAAAACGCTCCCTCATTGTTTATAAGCAACTGTTTGATATAAGCGTCACCGTAATACTCAAACACTCCTATATCGCCATCTACGAGCTCTACGGATAGCTTTACGAAGACATAGTCACCAGAATGATAATCGGGCTCCATAGAATCACCATAGACCGGAATAACAAAATCAGCGTCATAATCAACTGGTAATTCAATTGTTTCTACTTGCACATCATTCAGATACTGACCTGTACCAGCTGAAGCTGCGTGGTCGTAGTAGTTGTAAGAGAATAATTCTACTACTGTATTCTTACTGTTTTCTACTGTGTTTTGTTGTTCTAATAATTTATCACCGTATGAAATCCAATCACTGTGACGAGGTTCCTTGAGTTTTTTGTCCTAATAGAGCGACTTGTTGTTGATTTCTGTGGTGCTAGATTGCTGTTGAAGTTTGTACGGCAGTTTCTTTGGTTATAGGAGGGAAGAAATCATCAATCGTTTTTTTCAAATAGGTCAGACAAAGCAAACAAAACATCTTGATTTGCTTTTCTATCGCCTTTTTCATATCTACTTATTGTTTGTTTGGTTGTATCAAGAAGATCTGCGAGTTGGGTTTGAGTTAATTTTTTCTCTAATCTGAATTGTTTTATTTTATTGCCTACATACTGATTGAGCTCCATTGGTGTTTTTCTCCTTTTGATTTGCTAATATTATATCACTAAATCACCAAAAAGGAAACTTTTTTTACAAAAATACAACTTTAGTGTTGACTGGTCACCAAAATGGTGATATACTATAATCAAGCTTAAGGAATTAAGCAAAACGAAAGGAGGTAGCCACTGATGGAAAGTAGGCGAAATAAAAAACCTAAACACAAAGAACTCGAATTCGAAATACAGATTCTTTGGTTTAGGCTCAAAATAAAAATATCTGATTACGAGGTAATCGGATAGGGGGTTGAAAATCCCCCACCCCTTAAAGGGGTTATACTTACTATATCATAGTGGTTACTTTTCTTTCAAGAAAATAGAGAGGAATAAAAAAATGACTGATATTGAAAGTCAACGTGCTTTTATAGCTAATATCAAAAAAATGTTTTCAGATATTGAAGAAGCATACGCAAAAGAAAAAGACCCAATCGCTAGGTGCGAGCTAGCAATAGGGTATCTTAAATTAGGAAGCTATTTAGAAGATTTCGGCATTTTATCTACCAAATGTATCTAAAACGCTTCAACGTCCTTTGCTCGTCGTTCGTTTTCAGCTTCAATGATAGGCTTATTGTGAGCCTCTACAGCTTCATAGGCGTCTTCGTAAAGTTTGATTTTATCTTCGATAGACAAAGTAGGGCTAGAAGAAGCGACAATAGCGAGAGCTAAATCTTTTGAATTAGAAATTTTCATTAGCTTATCCTCCTTTCTGCTAGGATAAGTTGATTATAACATTTTTAGGAGGTACAAAATGAATTGGAAAAAACTAATGCTAGGCGATTTAGAACACACGTTTACTAGTCGTGATGGCAAGGAAAAAACAAGTATTGAATTTGAAGGCGGCGTATTGCCAGCACTGTTAGTGCTAGGTGGTATTTCTTGGTTAGTAGCTTGGTTTATTACAAAATAAAAAGCCCGTTAGGGCGGAAAGGAGGGAAGGCATGGAAAAAATTAAATACGGTGTACTAGGTTCTTCCAAGATATTTCACACAAGAAAATCTGCTCTCACTCATGCAAATCTTTTAGGATATCCTCGTAGTGCGGTTTTTTTGATAATTCCACAGGGAATGACGCAGAAAATGATTGATAAGGTGAATTAACATATCCTGCTTTATTAGCTTTAAATAGTTTTTTCTTTTTAGCTACTTTAAAAGCAACAAAGAGTCTATCTGTGATTTCAGATGTTTGTATGATTAAATCCATCCTTGTCATACTGTGGGCTTTTAATACTCCACAATCTGCCTCTGGAACCTCGATAAGGATTGTATTGCCATCAGGCTGTACTGCGGCTATAGCCTCTCTACCTGTTAAATCGTTAATTATATTATTTTGCTTTTGGTAATAATGCTGATATTTTCTGTTTTTATCAAAAACAATCAAGTCGAAGTAGCTTACATCAACATTAGAAGGATTGATGATTTTAATGTTAGCTCTTAATGTACCATTTGGATTATATATGCTTTCACCGTTGTCTAAAATAACGCTCAAAATCCAATCTGAAACAGGAGCAGCAATTAACTCGACTTGTAAGTTATTTCTTCGGTAGTTTGAATAAGATAGAAACAGAGCTATTAAAGCTATCCAATTTTTTATTAGATATTCACTTGTAAACTTAAAAACACACAATAAAAAATTAAAAAAATTCATTTCAACCTCACAATTTTTATTTAAATTATACCACAGAAAATTTTAAAGCTATGTTGTTTTAGATAATTCCAAATTAGAAAGGAGGTGGGGAATTATGAAAGAAATTTTGTCAAGTATAGCAAAAAGCCTTGAATCCATTGCGACTGAATTCAAAGCTCAAAATTCTTACAGAGAAGAAATGAAACAAAACATGGAACAAATGGAAAAAATAATATTAGATATTCAATCAGATCCATTTGGACTCAAACACTTAAAAGATAAAGCGTTGTCCGAAAAAGCTTCTAAGCAAAAGGGATAGCATCCTTTATTTTCTTAGCAAACTCAAGCCAATATTCTATCCTGCCAGATAAAGTCTTGGCTTGGTCTTGTTTTTCAAGTTCAGCGATAGCTTCGGTTGTTAACGAAATTAGATAAAGCGTATCGCTTGCAGCCGTCGCTGAAATATAACCATGTTTTCTAAGTTCAAAACAAGTATCTAATACATCTTCTTCAGACCATTCATTCATGATATTTTCTTTGATGAATTGAATATCTTCGAAATTGCGAGACTCTTCTTTAGAAATTTTATCTTTACGTCTCTCGTTGTATTTGACATACATTGAACTTAAAAGAAACTTGGCATCTTTTGTTAATTTATCCATATAATCACCTCCTTTCTGCTCACATTATAGCAGATTAGAGGTACTAAAAACAGATAGAAAGGGGGTGGGGGAATGCAAATTCTTCTGTATAAACTGCGAAAAGAAAAAGGATTATCTCAAGAAGTGTTGTCGTCTGTCATTCATGTCAGTGTAAATCAATATGGTAAAAAAGAAAGAGGAGAAGCGCAGTTTACGCAAGATGAGATGTTTGCAATTGCAGATTTTTTTAAAATGCCAATTGCTCAAATTTTTTTACCTAGAAAGTCACCAAAATGGGAACTTAAATCAACACATTGCTAGAAAGGACAATATGAATGAAGTAACATTATCAAATAACTTGCAACAAATTGAATTAGAAATTAATCATCACAAGCAGATTGCAGGGCAGTCTATTTGGGAAATTGGCAGACGGTTAAACCACGTTAAAGAGAACGACTTAGCGCATGGGCAATTTATGGAATGGGTTGGAAAACTCGGAATAAATCAACCTGAAGCTAATCGCATGATGAAAGTGGCGAATGAACTTCCAAATTCTTCAACGTTGAGTAATTTAGGTAGCACAGCCCTCTACCTCATAGCCACCCTACCAGACGAGCAAAAGCAAGAACAGATTGAACGGATTGAAAGTGGCGATAACCCAACTGTCAGAGAGTTGCAAGAAATCAAGCGAGAGAACAACCGACTAAAAGCTGAAAATACTCGTTTAGAGCAACAAAAAGAGAATTTAGCAGAGCAAGCCTTGAGTGCTAAAATCGTTGAAAAAGAAGTTATCAAAGAAGTTATTCCTGATGATTATGAAAGCACTAAGCAACTTAATCAGACTTTGCTTGGCAAGAATAAAGAACTAAGTAAGATGGTTGATGATGCCTTGCAGCACGAGGAGTATTTAAAAAGTCAACTTAAAGAATTCTATGCTAAGCGTGATGAGGTCAATCATAAATCAGCTAAGTATGATGAGCTAACAGAAGCGATTAAACAGTCAGAAGGTAAACTCAATAGCTATCAAAAGAAGATTGCATCATACAAGAATATCACTGAACTACTCAAAAAAGGCGATTTGCTATTACTTGAAATGAGCGGACTTATCTATGCTGATGAAACGCACTATATCCAGCGTGACGGGCTTATTAAGCAAGAGTTCGATAGCTTGGTCGATAGAGGTCTAAAGCTCTTTAAAGACCTTGATATGAAGCGTAAGAACACTGAAATTTTAGAAGGAGAAGTCTTATGAATGAACTAACAACAACTCAACAACTGATTGAAATGTCAAAAATGCAGACAGTGACTTTAGAAAAGGTTGATAACTTAGAAAAAGGATTATTGCAAGCGCAGAATGATATTCAAGAAATCATGGATACATCTTATTTACATCCTGGAATTATTAATATGATTACTAAAAAACGTCGTAAACGTGTCATTGATTGTATGGGCGGAAAATCTGCAAAAGCTTATAAAACCTTTAAAGTAGACGAGGAAGGCAGAAAGCATCGTTTTTCAAGTGAAGTATTCCGAGAAATGGAACTTGATTTCAAAGCAGAATTTGATCTCAATAGCTACGCTGAATTGTCTAAATCTAAGAAAGAAGAGGCGCTTGAATATATCGCTATGTGGGAACCGTGCACGAATACTAAACGAAAAATTAATCTGTTGAACAAACAGACTGAACTTGAACTGATTGGGTAAGAAAGAAACAAAACTAACGAAAGGAGAACCATATGAGACCAAAACAATATCCGTATAGCGGAAATAAAAAAGAATCTATTGCGGTAACAGTAGATTCCAAAACGCTAGCCGAGAAACTAGAGATTACTGACCAATCGAATATTTCCCAAGCGAAACACCGATTATTTGGTCTGTAAACAAGTAGACAAACGGCATTTTGAATTCTTGATGTGAAGATGAAATCAAGGTATCAGCTTAGACGAATTTAGATAAGAAAAAAAGCCACTGCGGGGACAGCGACTTACGAAAATAACTACTTAGATTATAACACAAAAGAGGAGGAGATGCACATGGCGATTGAAATTTTTGGTCCAGATTTTAGAAAAGAATTACTTGAAGATTTAATTGCTTTAAACAGAGAAGCGCTAAAAATAGCCCAGACAAAAAACTCTAAGTCTATTGAGTGGGTGACGATGAAACAACTTGAAAAAGAAACTGGCTGGGGACGCACTAAATTGAGTGAGTGGAGAGATGAAGGCAATTTTAGTTTTAAACGTTCTTCTCTCAACGGGAAAGTGCTATATGACCTGGCGGATGTCAATAGATTTCTACGAACAAGTGGATTGAGAAAAGGAGTATGATATGGAAAATCCAATTACAGGCGTAGTAGTCTTATTATTTATTGCTTTAATTGCGTACATCGGAAACCGCAATAGTAATCAAAAAACAATTACAAAAACAGTTGACACAATCTTAGATGATTATCAAGTTGTACGTAAGGTTGAGAGACCAAAACGCACGGATTTTATAGAGTTACCCACTCCAGGATCGTGTGGGAAAGTCTGGGGCAAGGATAGACCTTTTTAAGGAGTATTGAATGGCAGATAACAGAAAGTATTACTATCTTAAATTAAAAGAAAATTTTTTTGAAAGCGATGAAGCAATTATATTGGAAAGCATGCCTGATGGCTATATTTATAGCAATATTTTGCTCAAGCTATATTTAAGAAGTTTAAAAAATGATGGCTTATTAATGTTTAATAACCTTATTCCTTACAACGCACAAATGCTTGCAACAATTACAAGGCATCAGGTTGGGACTATCGAAAAGGCTATTCAAATCTTTAGAGACTTACAGCTAATTGAAATTCTTGATAATGGCGCTATATATATGACTAACATTCAAAATTTTGTTGGTAAATCAAGCACTGAGGCTGACAGGATACGAAAATTAAGAACAGAAAAAAACAGCGGTGTACAAATGTTGTACAAATGTACACCAGAGATAGAGATAGAGATAGAGATAGAGAAAGAGAAAAAGAAAGAGAAAGAGAGAGAGTTAGATAAAGAGAAAGAATATATTGTCGAGCAGAGCCCGACTGAATATCTCTTTCCAGACTGGTTAGAAGAGAAATATGTCGAACAAGTCAAAAAAGGTAATCCCAAAAATTTTGATTATCGTATCCCAATAGCTTATCTCAACCAAAAAATGAACTCTAACTATAAGTTTGTAAAAACAAACACAGATTTAGTCAAAGCGAGACTAAAAGATAGTTATACTTTAGAAGATTTCAAAGCTGTCATAGATAAAAAATGCAGCGAGTGGGTAAATTCTGACATGGAAAAATATCTCAGGCCATCAACCTTGTTTAATGCTAGCAAGTTTGAGAGCTATCTCAATCAGCCAGAAGTTGCTAAAAGTGATTATTACCAGAAGCAACAAGGCCAACGATTTTCGCAAGCTGAGTTAGATGAGCTTAAGAAACCAGATCCGAAATATGGATTTTAGGAGGTATCTATGGCTTTTGGGTTAATGACAAGAGAGAGCATGCTCGAGAATGGTGTTATTAGAGATACTGGAAAAACATGCGAAAAGCACGAGATGCCAATTTATGCTAGGAAAATGCCAAATCATGGCAATAGAGAAACAGAATTTTGTTGGCAATGTACAACAGAGTATATCCAAACGAAAAGTAATGCGGTTGACATTGCGTACAACAACCAGTCGTTGCTAGCTAAGGGTTATAAAGTGTTTTATAAAGAGAGCGTTTTATCAAAGGAAATTGCTAGTGCTACGTTGAAAAACTACAAGGAACATAGTGCTGTAGATACAAAAGCGCTAAACTATGCCAAACGAATCACCAGAGATTATGTTAAAGGAATGGAAGGTAACTCCCTCTTACAAGGACCTCCAGGGGTTGGCAAGAGCCACTTGTCTATGAGTATTGCTAAAAATATTAACGAGATGTTTAAATCTTACAATCAATCAAAGAGTGTGATATTTGTTTCGGTACCTTTGTTGTCCGGACTAGTCAAAGATACATTCGATTATGACGATAAAAAAAATAGCAAATATTCGCAAGAAAGAATGTCAAAGCTTCTCATCAATTGTGATTATCTGATACTTGATGACTTAGGCAAGGAGTCAACCACAGGTAACACCATTAAATCTGCTAGCGGTTGGACATATACGTTTTTATTTAATATTTTGGATAATCGGACAAATACTATCATTAATACAAATTTTAGTAGAGCTGAGCTTATGAAAATCTACGATGCTGCTTTTGTCGATCGCATAATCAAAGGTGCAAAAAACAATATTTTTAAATATCCAGATAATGCAGAAAGTAAGAGGTTCTGATGGAACTAACATTAACAACATTTTTCGGCCTATCAGAAGAGCATGCAGCAAGAATCATGGCTCTAGATGAAACTAGTCGAAATAAAAAAATTGAAGAATACAGGCAGTTAAGACTGCGCAGAGGGAGGATTGACTTTGGAAAATAGACCAGATTTGAAATTAGTAGCTGAATTAGAAAATAGGATTAAAGACTTAAAAATCGAAAATGAAATCTTAAAGTCTAAAAACATTGATTTGTCTGAAGATGTTAAATATTTAAAAGATGAATGCTTCGAAAGAGATATTTCTATGGCAGATATTATGGTTAATAATAACAACCTAAGAAAAGAAAACAATGAGTTGCGAGAAATGTTTGACTTTATCAAAGATAGACTAGAGAAATTTGTAGGTAGCTATCATGGTAGAAATTAGGATTAATGGCGAACTTGTAACGTTTGACGGTAATTTTAGGGATGCTTTTATCTTTACAATTGACTGCTTACGAGGCAGCGAAGAACCTACGCTAAAGCGGACATATCAAGAATTTACAGATTACACAGACGAAGACTTAATGGAATACATTGAAATGGAATTTGATGTTAAACCTGAATTAATTGTCAATCGGAGACTTGATAGCAGTTGGACTTTTAAATCTCACATTTTGGAAGACTGACTATGAGCGAAGAGTTATACGAGTCTAGTCGTTATTGGCAAAGCAGATACAGCGACTTGATGTCTGATTATCTTAAAGAAGCGGAAGAAAATATAGAGCTTAAAAAACAGTTGAAACGCTTAAAAGCTGAAAACTGGCAATTAAAACATAGAAAGAGGAAATAGATGGCGAATGAATTAACTCAAAGACAAGTGACATCAAACGTTGCGACACGAATCAATCAAATGAAAGATTCTGACGGACTGATGATTGCGCCAAAATACAGCGTAAGCAATGCGCTTAGCTCAGCGTACCACGCTTTGAAAAATGAGGGTCTATTGAATAAAGACCAGGATAGCATCTACAATGCACTTTTTGATATGGTAACGCAAGGTCTAAGCCCGGCCAAGAATCAATGTTACTTTGTGCCTTATGGGAACACTGTCAAGTTGACGCGTTCGTACTTTGGCACTATGAAAGTTGTTAAGCAACTACCTGAAGTAAAAGACATTTATGCAGAAGTGATTTATAAAGGTGATGATTTTAAAATCAAAAACGAAAATGGGCGCAAGGTGTTTGTCAGTCACGATACAGATTGGACAAATCAAGACAATGAGATTGTTGGAGCGTATTGCATTATCGAAAAATCAGATGGAGAAAAAATCTTAACCGTTATGACAAAAAAAGAAATTGATAAGGCATGGTCGAAAGCAAAAACAAAGAATGTACAAAATGATTTCCCTCAGGAAATGGCTAAACGGACAGTTATTAATCGAGCAGCTAAGCAATTCTTCAACACGAGCGATGACAACGATTTGTTTGTAGATGCGGTAAACCGTACCACAGAAAACGAATATGACAACGACAGACAAGTCAAAGATGTCACACCGCAAGAAAAAAACAGCTTAGATGACTTAATAGGTCATCAGAGCGAAATTAAGGGCACTTCTAGCGATTTAAAAGACGTGACTGAAGATTTACATTCAGAACCAGAAAAAACGCTCACAGACGAAAATAAGACGGTTTTAGAAGACACCTCTTATCCGGCAGATGAAATTCCGGATTTTGACCAAGAAACTGGTGAAATTAAAGCTAGCGAAGGTAATCTCTTTGATAATCTTGGAGACTTAATGCCATGACGGAGTTAGACTTACTTGGAAAGGACTATTATAGCAACGAATCATCAATTAAGTACTGGTCTATTAGTCAGTACAAGCGTTTTAGAGAATGCGAAGCAAGGGCGCTTGCTGAATTGCAAGGGGATTGGACAGATACTAGAGATAACACTGCGCTGCTCGTCGGGAACTATGTCCATTCTTACTTTGAGAGTAAAAAAGCTCATGAAGAATTCAAAGGCCAAAACGGCTCTGAAATGATTTCGACCAGAGGAACAACCAAAGGTCAGCTCAAAAAAGACTATTTAGTCGCAGAACAGATGATTGAAGCACTTAAAAATGATTATCAATTCATGAAATATTATCAAGGCAAAAAAGAGGTGGCCATCACAGGTTTACTTGGTGGCGTGGAATTCAAAGGTAAAATTGACTGTCTAAATGTTGATTGTGGCTACTTTGTGGACATCAAAACCACAAAAGGCCCTGTTGACGACAAGGTTTGGAATGGCCAAGAGCGCGTTTACTGGTTTGAGGCTTACGGTTACATCTTACAGATGGCTGCTTATAAAATCATGCTAGAAGCTAAATACAAGAAGCCATTTAAGCCAATCATTTACGCAGTGACTAAAGAAACACCTCCAGATACTAGAGCAATAGCAATCGAAAATTTAGATGCTATGCAAAATGAGTTAGATAACCTAGCACAAAACATCAAACATTTAGATGCAGTCAAAAAGGGATAGAACCCCCAAAACCTTGCGGGAAATGTGAATATTGCAGAGCTAATCAATTAACACAAAGAGTAATGATTTTTTAACAACTTATTGCAGAGTGAAGCTCGGCCTTTGCAGTAATAATGTTTTCCGGGCAAGAAAGGAAAATAGCCTACTTATCGATAAAATCGATAATATAGAGAATTGCTACACTCGTCCTTGCCACAGCTCACACACATTTAATAGGGCGAGTGTGGATTTTTGAAAAATGATTAAGAAACAAAGGATATATGCAATATATGATGACGACAAGTTTGTCGACGTTGGCACAAAAGAAGAGCTGATGGAAAGACTCGGAATTAAAAAGCAAACAATAGAGCAATACATGACTAATCATATCAAGCGTTAGCTAGCTCAAAACGAATTGCATTGTTGGTAGGGATTGAAGAGGAATATGACTTTTAAAACAGAATTTGAAATACCAATCGAACCAAAACCTCAAACTAGACCAAAATTTAGCAAGTGGGGAACGTATGAAGACCCAAAGATGAAGAAATGGCGAAAAGAGGTTTCTGGCTGGATAGAAAAAAATTATGATGGACCGTTTTTCGATGGTTGCATAAAGGTAGAGGTAACCTTTTACATGAAAGCTCCCAAAACGCTATCAAAAGAGCCTACACAGCGTTCTAAAGATAAAACAATACAAATATATCAGAACTTCGTGCGTGAGCTTATATGGCACGCTAAGAAGCCTGATATTGATAACTTAGTTAAAGCTATTTTTGATAGTATTTCCGATGCAGGTTACGACAGAATACAGAAATCAGGCATCGTTTGGTCGGATGACAATATCGTATGCCGATTTAAGAGCAAAGAAGAAATACAGTCAGAATCCAAGAATAAAAGTGAGGATTGAAGAGATTGACAGATGAATTAATAAATAAATTTTACAAAATTTTTGACGATGGGATTGTAAGGCAAATTAAAAAGCTAGATGTAGATTGCAAAAAAGCTGAGCGAATAAGATGTAGCGTTACAAATAACAGACGTCGAAAAACATTGCCAAGACCGTACGTTATCGAAGCATTTAAAGATTATTTTTGACGAAGACACTTATGTACAGATGTATCTCAAATCTTATCGTGAGTATCACAATCCAAATAGTCACGAAACTGATATTTTTATAAAGTTAAACAAAAAGCACAGAGATACAAAGTTAGACCATTACAAGAAAGTTAAGCGATTGATGTACGCAGCAATGACTTTCTGAGGAGGTATAGTATGGCAGATAAAATAAACGCAGAGAGTATGCAAGCTGCATACAACGAAAATTATCAAATGTTTTTAGCCAAAAACGCAGATTACGGAAATTCTTTCGAGAAGTCTCTAAACGACTTCGGATATGTGGCTGGTAATCGTCCGTATAAGCGATAAATACAACAGGCTATATAATCTTACCCAGAATAAACAAAACGTCTCAGAGAGCCTAATAGACACCTTAAACGACATGGCGAATTATTGCATGATGTTGTCTGTCTGGATGGAGGAAGAGGAACGATACTGAAATTTAGAGCATGGGGGATAACCGATGTTGATTAATAAAAATTTAGTAAGAGACATTAGACTTGCTATCAATGAATACGATGATAATTATGACGAAGATAACGCAGAAGTTTGTATAGAAGTCATTAGACGATTGATTGAACAGGAGGAATTCTGATGATACCGAATTTTAGGGCATTTAACAAAAAAACTAAAAAAATGTATAGCATTGATGGCTTTAAATCAAGTGAACGCAAAATATACAGATGCAGCTTAGCAGATGATGAGTTTCGCTCTGGTCGCTTAGAGACATTCCATTTTGTAGAGGATAATCTTGACAACTATATACTCATGCAATCAACAGGGCTTAAAGACAAAGAGGAAACTGAGATTTTTTGAGGGTGAGTTGTTAGACATATTGATTTTCTTCTAAATAATGAAACTGTTAATAAAGTGTATTTTAAAGACGGATTGTTTATGTATGACGTAGTTGTTGATGAGTATACATATGATGTTCCTATCGGAGAAATTATAGAAAATTCAATAGTTGAAGTTATCGGAACATCTACGAAAATCCCAGAATTACTAGAAAGCGTGGAAGAATGAATGAACATGAATCGTTAAACACATGGCTAACTATATTTGTGGCAATCTTAATTGGTCTTCGGATTGGGTTGCGACTGTTCTGAATTACACTACAAGCCACAAATAGCAGACTTACAGTCACAATTAAGCAGGACACAAAAGCAGCTTAAACGTGCTAGCGAGCAAAATCAGAGACAGACAAAGCGGATTGCAGAACTAACGGGAAATGGGGGATAGGGTATGATTGACGAAATTTTAAAAAGACTTAATAAAGAATTTGACAATGATCTGGATAACTACGGACAAGAAAGCTACGCTGGTTATATGGCTGCAATAGGTGTAGCAATTGAAATTGTTGAAGAAGTTAAGCGAGGTAGCAAATGAATATTGAAGAAGCGAAGAAATTGATAGACAAACAGTCTATTGGTAAAGGTGGTGTCGGCGACATTCCAGTAGTGAAAACACATATTGTAAAAGTATTACTCGACCAACTCGATCAACCTCAACCAGAAGTGCCACAAATGATATTTGATGTGATTAAAAGCTTTGATGATGATGTAGATTATTTACATCAACACATGAGTCGACAATCTGATGAAGTTAGAGAGTGGCTAACTCACAATGAACGTGAGTTTTATGAAGCTTGGCTAGCTTATCCAAATATCACAATTGAAAAAGAGAAGCTTTATACAGTTGAGATACCTAATCCGAATAGTGATTTAAAATTAATTTTAGTAAAAGTAATTAATGAATTGAAACTTATTTCTGTTTATGAAAATGAATTAGAAGGGTATAGCAATATTCGTGTTCTCACAGAACAAGAAATCCGCAAAGACTTCGACTGGGCATGGCAGTTTAGAGAAGAGGTGACGGAATGAATGAAAGAGAGTTAAATAAAAATTATGAATTATGATAAAAATAAAAATGATGCTAAAAAGAACTTTATTATAGCTTTAGTTCTATTGCCGTTCGGCTTAGTATTATCTGGATTTGTTATTAAATACGGTTGGAATAACATTTTATCAACAATTGATGGCGTACCATCTATCAATTTACCGCAAGCTGTAGTAATCAATGTGTTAATTAGTCCTTTTGCTTCTAAAAAAAATACAGATGAAGATTTTTGCTACAGTGATTGCAAGAGTGTTTATTTCTCCGTAGTCGTATTGTTATTGCTTTGGATAGTGACTTTGTTTATGTAATATCTTGAGGTGACGGAATGAAAGAAAAAACAATTTTTATATCAAAAAATATGCAAATGACTTTAACAATGACAAATATAATTTGTCCTCTGGCTATTATTTTAGAAATGGTGAAAAACATGATATTGCTATTGTTAAATATGGTGAAAAAGATTATTTAAAAAATACTGATTTAGCATATGTTGTATGCGATAAAATCGTTGATGAAGGCTATGTAGGCTTCGTTTATCATGGTGAATATGAAACTTGGCATTTTAAACTATTAAACACAGAAGCAAATTAAAGTCCCACGCAAGCGCCTAAGAGCCTGCAATGGCTCTGTGGGTCTACGAGCTGGAATACTCGTTAAACTTACCCTGGAAGCTTTCTGTAAGTATTCAGCTGCGTAGCGTGGAATAATCGTTACGTAGTTATAGAGCGAAATTTTTTAGAAAGGGAAATATCCTCCGACATTTTTTTCGTAAAAATCTAAAGTCTGTTATCGCTCACAGATGATTATACAAGCGCAAAGCTGCAAATAAAGTGCTGACGCAAAACTAAAAATTTAATACTCCGACAATTTAACAACACAAAAAAACAGTCAGCAGAAAAGGAAAGGAGAACAATAAAAAGCGCTCGTGAAAGCGCCATTCGTATATATTCGTACAACTATTATATCATACGAGGAGCTTTCATGACGTTTTTTCCAGAAATTAATATACAAAAGACTAAATCAAACGCTAAGCGAAAACTAAGAGAGTATCCACGCTGGCGTAGGATCGCTAATGATGTAGATACTCAAAAAGTGACAGCCACTTATTCCTTTGAGCCTAGACAATCACATGGAACTCCTAGTAAGCCAGTTGAACGCTTAACACTCAACGTGTGTCAGCTGAACAAGAATTAGAAGCAATTGAGCAATCAGTTAGTATGATACTGGATCCAGAAAAGCGGCAGGATTTTGTATGAAAAATACTTATCTCCTTACAAGAGCGCAGATAAGGTTATTTATACAGAATTATGTATGTCAGAGAGTTTTTATTATGACACGCTAGATGCTGCATTATTAGCTTTTGCAGAGCTTTATAGGGAGGGTTCTTTGATTGTAGAGCAAGGAGTTTTTTGACTAGTTTTTATACAGTAATACAATAGTTTATACATAAAAATATGTGTTAATATAGTATTATCAAAATAGCAAGAAGAGATAATCATTTACCAATAGGCTATTTATTTAGTCGTCAACTTTAACTACTATCAAACTTGCTATTTTATGTATGTGGGACGTGCGGGTTCGAATCCCATAAGACACCTTTAGGAACATGAACCGTGATTGGAAAACGGTAGAGGTAGCGCCTTGATAATTGGATTGTCGACGGTCTGATTATATGTGTCGGTTCGATTCCGACTGTTCCTATGAAATAAGGTTAGACCTTAGCTTAGCTCATTTGCTGGGTTTACAAAGAGTCATCACTTAGTGGTGGCTTTTTATTATGGAGGAAGAATGCTTAAATTAGATGAAAAGAAAATACGAAAAGGAAAACCGATTGGGCTTCCTTACCCAGGTAGTAAAAAGAAAATCAGTAAGAAGATTGTTGAAATTATCAAACAAAATTTCGGCATAGATAAAACCAATATACGACGTTTTCGGGGGAGGCGGTGCAATTACTGCGGAATGTATGCTAAATGGTTTAGAAGTTCACTACAATGACTTGGATAAGAAATAACAAATATGCTTCAAGAAGTTATCAGTCAAGACAGAGAGTGGATCAAAACGCTAATTGTCAATCGTGAAGAATTTTATAAAATCAAAAATAAAGCGGACAAGACAGTTGATGATAATATTAAGTTGCTTGTAAATAGCTTCGGGAACAACTCAAGAGGATATTTATACGGCACAGAAATGGTCTGATATGAAGTATAATCTAGCGATTAAGATTATCAATAAGCATGATTTGTTTTAGTGGTTATAGACAAACAGATACATATAAAAATGCTAAAAGACCCATACGACGAAGGAAAACTGGATAAAAACAAAGTTTTACAACAGCCACAACGGTTACAACAGTTAGAGCAGTTACAACAGCTACAACAGTTACAACAGTTAGAGCAGTTACAACAGCTACAACAGTTAGAAGTAACGAATCTAAGTTACAAAGCTTTCTCAGATATCGAGTGTGCTATTTTTTATCTTGACCCACCTACGAAAATACGTATCAAAATTACAAAGGTGATACGTTCGATAGCCAATCTTTTTACGATTGGGCTTATCAAATGTCAAAACGTAACACTGTTTTGATTTCGAGTTATGAGATTTCAGACCCACGTTTTGAAGTTGCGTATGAATTTAAAACTGCCAGATCAACATTCAAAGCGGTAACGCAGGAAAAAGATACGAGAAGTTGTTTATGGTTAAGTAGTCATCACATTGTGGTGGCTTTTTATTATGCAAAAGAACCCAAACGGTGGCTCTTATGCTTGTAATTTTAATTTCAAGTGCTTCAGTAAGGACTTGAGAAAAGTTGAGGTTTTTATCTTCGGCTGCGTTGTTCAACCACTCAGGAATAGTCCACGTTTTTGCGTACCTTCCTAGAGCGATATTTTTTCATGTAGGCGATCATATCAATGCCAATTAAAGCAATATCAGAATCAGGATACTGTTCTTTTAAATCAGAAACGGAGCTTGCCTTTGGATAGTCAGTATAATCCTCAAGGGCAAAACCTAAGACTTCAACAGCCATTTCGTAAGCTTCTTGAAAGTCTTCACCTTGAGTGATTGCTTCAGGGACATCTGGAAATGTAACCATGATATAATCTGAGTCTTGTGTAAATATAGCTGGATAAACTAACATAATGATTCTCCTTTGATTATTGTGAGATAAGCAAGTCATCTTGTTAAGCGGATTATTTCAAACCCGCTTGTTTTAAGATGGCATCTTCAAGACCCTTACCAAGGTCTTTATTGTGCATTGGAACGATTGTTTGGTGTCCTAAGTCATCACGAAGTTTTTTATGACTACCGTTCTGGCTAATTTCGTAAAACCCGTTTCTTTTTAAGCAATTTAATCATTTGCTTAGGGGTCATTGGCATATTGCTTACCTCACTTTCTATACTTATATTATACACATAAAAGCAATGTTTGTCAAGTAAAATACGCATAAAATACTTATTTTTAGGAGGATATAACATGAAACAAAGTCAATATCCGTTGTTTGAACCATGAAAATAGACCACAACTTCCAAAGCCAGTAGACATCTATTCTACAATTCAACAACATGGAAAAAGCTAAGGCTTGAAGCTATAGCAAGAGACAACAATGAGTGCCAATGGTGTAGACAAAACGGAAAAGTGACGACAGATAACTTAGAAGTAGACCACATCAAAGAACTTGAATTTTATCCCGAACTTGCAACGGACTTAGCTAACCTTAGAACGCTTTGCAAGGACTGTCACAATAGACGACACAAGCGCTTTAATTATAAAAAGAAGAAGGTCGATAAAGAAACAAATTACCGTTCTGATGAATGGTTTGGATAAGTACCCCCCATCAAAATAAAACGAGGTAAAATCCAAATGATGAAACCGGTGGGAAGGGTCAACTGTCCAAATATTTGCTTTTTTTATCGCACGACCCCCCACCCCAGAGAAAACCTAGAAAGGAGATGTGAATTTTTGGATGAATTAAAACGTCGTAACAAATTAGTTTATAGTGAAAAATATCGCTTGAAACAGCTATTTAAAGACATTCCTGAAGATAAAAAGAAAATCGCAGAAGGATTGTTCACTCAAGCTGCACGTCTCCGGATACTACTTAACGACATGTGGATTGATATCTCAGAGAACGGCGATTATGAACTGTTTTCTCAATCAGAAACTCAGACACCTTATGAAAGAGAGCGTCCTGTAGCAAAATTATATAACTCACGAGATGCAACGTATCACAGAGTTATAAAACAATTGATCGATATGCTGCCAGAAGGAAAAACAGTCAATAAAGATGATTTTACGAACGGTGGTGATTTGTTGTGATTACACATCCACTGTTTGAAGAGTATGCTCGTAAGATAGACAATGATGAAATTGTTTACAATAAAGAGCGTAAAATGCTCGTTAATGTTATCAGAGAAAAAATACTTGTCAGAGATGACCTGTATTTTGATGACAGCTTGATAGATAAGTATGTGAGATTCGCTGAAAAGAATTTTTTCCCATTAGCTGGATATCAAAAATTTATAACTCCTTTTATTTTTTTGTTTCGAAAAGATGATGGCGAGCCACAATTTAATGAATACCTTTTAACATTGGCTCGTGGAGGTGGTAAAAATGGTTTTATGTCCACTAGAGATGCATTTTTTACAAGTCCGTTGTACCCTATCAAAAACTATGATGTAACCATTACAGCTAACTCGGAAAGACAAGGGAAGGTATCTTTTGAAGAAGTTTATGAGACTATCCAATCAAAAGGGCTAGAAAACCACTACTATTTGACTAAAATGGCAATTGTGGGACGGAAAAACAATTCTGTCTTTTCTTTTCGCACAAACAACCCCAAAACGATGGACTCTGCTCGTGATGGTTGTTTAGAATTCGATGAAATCCACCAATTTGAAGATGATAAAATCGTAAAAGTCCAAAAATCTGGTTTGGGTAAAATAGCACATGTAAGAACCTTCTTTAATGGCACAAATGGTTATGTACGTGAGGGTTTTTACGATAAAACGATTGAGAAAGCTATGCAGATACTACGAGGAGAGGTTGAAGATTTCAGAATGTTTCCTTTTATCTGCAAGCTTGATAACGCTAGCGAAGTTGACGATATGCGTAATTGGTCAAAGGCTAATCCAATGCTCGACGAAGACACACCATACGCAAAAAGGCTACTAACAGTTACTAAAAGTGATTATGATGATTTGGAACTTGAACCTAGTGGTAGGCAAGAGTTTATGACAAAGCGAATGAATTTGCCGGAAGCTGATTTAGAAAAAGACGTCACTAGCCGTGAGAAACTATTAGCATGTCTCAGGGAGCCCCAGATTAGCCTCAGAGGGCGCTCTTGCGTAGCTGGGTTTGATTATGCATCTATAAGAGACTTTGCTTCTGTAGGTTTGTTATTTAAGGATAATGATGAGCTAATTTGGAAGCAACATTCATTTGTTAGACGAGAGTTTTTCAAAGCGTTTAAACTTAAAGCTCCCATCGAAGAGTGGCAAGACAAAGGATTGCTAACTCTTGTTGACGGAGACAGTATTGATCCTCGCTTGCTTGTCGATAAGTTAATTGAATGGAGGAAGGATTATAATATTGAAATAGTTTGTGCAGATGGGTTTAGGATGGATTTGCTTAAACCACTACTAGAGGAAGCTGGCTTTGAATATGAGTTTTTACGAAATCCAGGAGCGATTCAAAGCAAAGTTGCACCTATCATTGAAGATGGTTTTGCTAATGAGCGTTTTATTTTCTTAGATGGTGACCACATGATGTTATGGTATACGGACAATACTTACGTAAAAGAAGATGGTTCTGGAAACAAGAGATTTTTGAAGAAAGAACCCGTAAGAAGAAAAACAGATGGTTTTCATGCGTTTATAGCAGCGCTATATAAAAAAGAGAGTATACAAGAAGGAAATGCAGGAGATTTTTTGGAATCAATTGCAGATTGGGATTTTTAGAAAATAAAATCTTATTAAGTTTCCCAACCGAGAGGGTTATCATGGAATCTAAAGAAAGGAGGTAATCAATGAAAATACTTGATTTTTTTGGCAGTATTTTTAAAACAGGAACTATACCTGAAAATGGGTATGATTTAGATGACATCTTCAATGATTATCAAAATCTTTACTTAAAAAATCTAGCTATTGATAAGTCCGCAGAATTTCTAGCTAGGATATTTGCTGATTCTGAAATGCGATTAGTTAATATCGAGAGTCCATCTTGGAATTATTTGCTCAATGTACGACCAAATAACAATGAGTCAGCATCATATTTTTGGCAAAAATTTATTTATAGGTTAGTTACTCAAAATGAAGTGTTAGTTATCAAAACAGATGACGATCAGTTACTTGTCGCTGATGACTACAGTCGCAAAGAATACGCTGTATATGAAGATACATTTGATAGTGTGACTGTTAAAGACTTTATATTCAAGCGAACGTTTAAAATGAGCGAAGTTATCTTCTTGCAATACAACAATAACAGGCTATCAAGTTATATTGACGGTTTGTTTTTAGAGTACGAAAAATTACATCAGCGCATGGTAGAAACTGTTTTAAGAAACAACCAGATAAGAGGGATGATGCATGCAAAAGGCTCTTCTCAATTTACAGATAACCAGATGTCTTTGATGAAGAATTATGCTGATAAGTTGTTTAAAGCCTTTTCTGAGAGGTCTGTCGCTATAGTTCCAGCTAATGATCATATCACATATGAAGAGTTGACGAACACCACAGGTACAACAAATTTATCTGTCGATGATTTACAAAAGATAAGACGACAATTCGACGATGAAATCGCTGATATTTTAGGTATTCCACCAACTGTACTGCATGGAGACATGGCTACTTTAGATAGTTCTCAAAAAGCTTTAGTGCTTTATTGCATGAGTCCGCTTAGCAAAAAGATACAAGATGAGTTAAATGCGAAAATCATCAGTAAAAGTGACTATCAAAAAGGTAAGAGACTAAAGATTGTAGGACTGTCACAACATGATATTTTTGACATTGCAGTTAATATTGATAAGTTAGTTTCAAGTGGCACGTTTACCCGCAATGAAGTACGTGAAAAACTCGACTTTGCACCGATAGATGGTGGGGATGCTATTATCTTAACTAAAAACTATGTTGAAGATGGGAAAGGAGGTGATAATACAGATGACACAAATACAGATTAAAGGACCTATTGTTTCAGATAGCGACCGTTGGTTTTACGACTGGTTAGATATGCCAGCAACTGCACCAAAAGATGTTATCTTGCCACAAGATAATAGTGATATTGAAGTACTTATTAACTCTGGTGGTGGCGACGTATATGCAGGGAGCGAAATTTATACCGCATTGAAATCATATCAAGGAAACGTAACGGTTAAGATTGTTGGTATTGCTGCTTCGGCGGCTTCAGTAATCGCAATGGCTGGTGATGTTGTTGAGATTAGTCCTACAGCACAATTGATGATTCACAATGTATCTACTACAGTTAGTGGAGATCATAAACAAATGCTGCATGAGGCAGGAGTTTTAGAAAACTACAATATATCTATTGCTAATGCTTATGTCAATAAGACTGACTTAGAAATGAATGAATTGCTAGATTTGATGAGCACAGAAACTTGGTTTAATGCACAGCAAGCTATTGAAAAAGGCTTTGCAGACAAGGAAATGTTTGCTGAAGAAATCAAACAAGCGCCGCAATTGGTGGCTGGGATTGAAAATATCATTCCTAGTGATGTCATTTCAAAATTAGCTAATGCGATTAACACAAAAAAACCAGAAGTTAATATTGATGAAATCGTAGATATGGTTATTTCCAAAATGGAAAACACCGAGCAAAAAGGAACTAAAGACAGAAAAGAAGCACCAACAGGTTTTGGGGGCTTTTTGTTTTTAATTAAAAGGAGAAATTTAAAATATGACAATGAAATTATCGAATGAATTCAACGAAATTCGACAAAAATTTGTAGATGCAGTATCTAACCAAGCGCCACAAGAGGAACAGAGCGCTCTCTACAACAACATGCTAGAAGCAATGTTTGAAGAATCTAAAAAAGTTGCGCAAGCAGAAGTAGAATCTGCAATCGCATGACTCCAGACGACGCAAAAATGACAGCTCGTGAACGTAAATTTTTTAATGAGATCGTAAAAACAGCGCCAGCTGGGCTAACTGAGTTAATCCCAGAAGAAACAGTTGATCGTATTTTTGAAGATTTAACAACAAAACATCCGCTTATTGGAGCTATTGGTCTTAAAAATATGGGCCTTCGCATGAAGTTCATTGATTCTGATTCTAAAGGTAAGGCCGAGTGGGGTGACTTGTACGGGGAAATCCAAAGGGCAACTTCAAGCTTCATTTAGCTCAACTAAGGCTATCCAACACAAGCTCACAGCTTACGTAGTTATTCCTAAAGACGCCGTTAAGTTCGGACCAGGCTGGTTACTTCGTTTCATTATGACACAAATTGATGAAGCGTTCGCAGTTGCATTAGAAGAAGCTTTTTTAAATGGAGATGGCAATGGTAAACCAATCGGGTTATCTCGTACTCTAAAAGGTAAAGTTGTTGGCGAAAAAGCGACGTATGATGCAAAAAAACCGACAGGAGTTTTAACATTTAAAGACCAATCTACAACAGTAAAAGAATTGACGATGGTACACAAATACCACTCTGTAAAAGAAGATGGAAAGACAGCTGTTGAAGTTGATGGAAACATTGTTATCGTGGTTAATCCAGCAGATGCATGGGATGTTAAAAAACAATATACATCACTTAATGCTAACGGAACGTTCGTTACTGCTCTACCTTACAACGTTACCTTAATTGAGTCAGTACATCAAAAGGCTAAGGAAGTTACAACTTTTGTTAAGGGACGATATGATGCATATGTTGCAGGCGGAATTGAGTTACACAAGTATACAGAGACATACGCTCTTGAAGATTTAGACTTATTTACAGCTAAACAATTTGCATATGGCCGTGCTAAGGACGAGACTTCAGCAGCAGTTTGGACGCTTAGTGTTGCAGACCCAATTGTAATTTCTGGCGAACCAGGCGTAGGAGCTATTCCAGGAGTGTAATAGATGGATGAACACAAGCTTTTAAAACCATTTAAAGAACGAATGAGAGTGTTTCATGATTTGGATGATGACAATCTATCACTAATTTTGAAAAGTTCAGAGAGCGCCCTCAAAGGGTTGTTAGGGTTTGATTTGATGGATTATGAAAGCGGTAAAGAGTTAATAATGGAGCGCTCGAGATATGTCTTTAACGACTGTCTCGAGTTGTTTTATGACTCTTTTAAAAACGAAATCGCTCGTTTGGCTATTGAAGAAATGGAAAGAGAATATGAAAGTAAGAACGATTCAACGATTTGAAGATTATAAAGAAGAGGTAATTCGAGAAATTGGGGATGTCTTTGTTGTCAACAAAAACCGCTTTAAAGAGATTGACGACAAATTACCTGGTTTTATCGAAGAAGTTTCTGACGATGTCTAGAAAAAAAACAAATAATGGTGATTTGAGAACTCCTGTCATCTTTTATTCATCAACAACAGACGATGAATTAGATGGAAGAGATATGAAATTAAAGAAACTATTCACAACACTCGCCGAAGTCTATAATCCAAGCATAAAAGATATTGAGAAAGTAACTGAGAAAGGCGTTAAAGCACAATACACTATTAAGTTTAGAGACCCTCTGTCGGGTTATATCCCTCAGAATGATCATCTTGTAGAAATTATTGATAGCAGGTTGCCAAATAAAAAAATAGGGATATTAGATATAAGGCCTGATTTTGTTGATAGAGACTTTATTGTTGTAGTTCTCGGAGGATAAAGAGTGGGAGCTGAATTAAAAGGCATTGATGAACTTTTAGCGAATATGGAAAAAAAGTTAGGCTCTGCGAAAGTTAACAGAGTAGTTAATAAAGCGCTAAAAGAAATCGGTGAAGAACTAGAACCTAGTTTCGAAGCTGCTATATCGGTTTACCGAAGAAGCGGAGCGACGGTTAAAAGTGCCGTTGTATCTAGGATTAAACGTGAGGAGGGAATACCAAAAGTGAAACTTGGATTCCAAGCTCCACGATGGAACATAGTCCACTTACAAGAGTTGGAATATGGATGGAAGGAGAAACGGC